CAGGGGAGTCATTATCCGGGTCGGGCAGGGGGCGTGGATCGACGAGGACTTCCCGGATTATTGGCGGGATGCCAGGAGCGAAGGACTGCCACGGGGATCGTATTGGTTCTGGGATTCGAGATATTCACCCGACGAACAGGCCGACAGGTGGGCCAATGCCCTTGCGCCTGACCCGGGCGAGATGGAAGACTGGGGAGATTTCGAAGAGAACTATGGCGGGAAATGGGGCGGCTGGCGTAACTTCCGCTCCATGATGCAACTCAAGATCAGCTTCCTGCCCGGAGCGGTCAACGGGGTTTATTCCGGGTATTACTACTGGTTGTCGAAAGGCCCGCCCGCCTCAGACACGGCAGCCATGCAGTTCTTTGGAGCCATGCCGCTTTTCTTAGCCTGGTATACCACCAACCCCGCCAACGTGAAAAAACCCCCGCCGTGGAACAAGGCCCTTTTGTGGCAAAAAACCAGCACAGGCCCCGGCCTTGATTTCGGCGTGGAAAGCCTGGGGATCGACTTGAGCGATTTCCAGGGCAGCCAGGAACAATTCGATACCCGTTATAACCAGGAAACACCCCCGGAGGAAGATATGCTACCAGAACTCAGACAACTGGCCGTAGAAGGCGAAGCGGCAGCCGAGACCGCAAAAAACAAACATCGGGCCATCATTGACAAGATCGACGGCGCAGCCCCGCCCGTCGAGAAAATGCAGGTGAGGGCGGGGGTATCACTCAATACCCGCACCGGACCCGGGCTGAATTACCCGATCATCCCAGGGGCGGCCCTGTCCGGGGGGATGGTGATTACTATTTTGGAGCGGGTGACGAACCCGGATACCTCCATTTGGGTACACCGGGATGCGGGCTGGAACTGCCAGAGGGGAGCGGGCGGGACAGTCTACCTTGACCCTTTCCCGGCCTGACCCCGCAACCTCCGCCGGGATGGACTCTTTTTGAAGTCGTGCCGGATACCGCCAATAAGGACTGGGGGTATCGCTCCCGCACCCTGACCCAGAAATACCAGGGCGACCTGACCCCGCAAGTCATGGAGGGGCGGGCAGCGGATAGGGACGGCAAGCCGGGCCGGGGAGAAGTCATCTATTGCAAACTGCCGAACTGGTGGCTCGCCTATATCAAGGCCATCAACGGGAACGACGCCAAAAGACTGGACTTCATCACCCGCAATAACACCTGCTTCTTCAACGCCGAACCCAGGAATGGAGACTCCGGCTGGTGGCACGGCAGGGAATCCGTCTTCACGGGTTCCTGGCCGGGAACGGTCACAAGCTTGGTGGCGGGGAAGATCGTATCGGGCGGGTACGTCGAAATCCTGACCTTCAAACCCGAAGACCGACCGGACATCCTGAATGTCAACCCCCGTACCCACCCCTGGCTTTTCGATTGGCTCACCAATGTGGGGCACGATAAAATAACCCTCCAGACCGAATGGGCCTGGTCCAACCCTGGCGAGATGATCTGCCCACGGATCATCTCGGCTGGGAAGAAAGTCTACCTTGCCTCTCACCAGGTCAGGGCCTATGGCTAAACATGACAAAAAGCGTCAAATGCCTGGCCCTGATCCATACCTGTCGCGGCTGCGGGATACGTTTCGAGCGTGGCGACAGGGAGCAAACCTGTCATGCCTGCGGAGCCAGCCGCATCTGCGGAAGGAACGCCGTTATCGGTTACACTTCATGCACAAACCACGGCGGCCCGGCACCCGGGCGTAATTTTTATGGAGTAGGACGACCTATGACCACCGGCGTAAAATCTTCTTTCCCCATTGCCAGACTCGCCAGTAAGTATTTACAGATGCAGCGGGACGGCGAACTGCTCTCCAACCGCAGTTCACTGGCTATCGTGCGGGAACGCATCCGCCAGCTTGCCGACCGGATCGACCTGAACGAAGCCCCGGATCGCCTGGCGAAATTGCAGAAATTATGGGTGGAGTATACCGGCCACGTGGACAGCCAGAATAACGTGGAAGCAGTGCTTACACGTTATAAGCTGGATGAAGAATTCGAACGGGCTTACCACGATTACGCCGCCTGGCAACAGATGTTCGAAGCCCTCGACCTGGATCGGCGGATGGTGGAAAGCGAAGTCAAGATCATCGAGCGGATCAAAGCCATCATGACCGCCGAAGATGCTTACGAATTGGTCGCCAAAGTCCTGGCCTCGGTGGTCCGGGTGGTGGACGACCCGCAGAAGATCATGCAGGTGAAATATGAGTTTGCAAGACTCATCGGGGACGTTAGCGACGACACTGCCTCGAGACTTGAGCAGGATGCTTGGCGAGGCGGCGGAGAAACTATCGACCCAGAGTGACCCGGTACGCTGGATAGAACGGAACTTTTATATTCCCGAAACACGGGATGATTCGGTTTTGCGCGGCAGGATCAGCCTGGAACAATACCAGAGGGATGTGCTCCGGGAAGCCCACGCCAGGGACGAGAACGGGTTGTATAAGTATTCGGTCGTGGTGTGGTCTGACGTGAAGAAGAGTGCAAAATCGACGATAGCCGCCGCGGTGAACCTATACCGGGCGGTCAACAACGAATGGTCTGAACATTACATCATCGCCAATGACCTGAAACAGGCCGACAGCCGGGTGGCCCATTATCTCAGGCGGGCCATCCAACTCTCCCCAAACCTGAAAAGCAAAAGCAGCGTGCGGGGCTATCGCACGACCCTGCCCTCCAATTCCTACATCGAAGCCATCCCCATCGACCCATCCGGGGAAGCCGGGTCAAATGCGGACATGCTGACCTGGAGTGAACTGTGGGGAAGCAACGAAGAAGCCAAGCAGAGGATGTTCTGCCTGGATGACAAGACAGAAGTGCTTACCCTAAACGGATGGAAACCCGGCGTAGAACTTGAATACATGGATGAAATTGCGGTTTACGATAATGGAAACGTTACCTGGGAACACCCACGCTATATTTTCAATGAATGGTTTAGCGGGAACATGGATGTGTATGAACACAAAAACTTCTCCCTGTGGTGTACTCGAGGGCATCGTTTATTTGGGCGCTATTCCTATTCGGGAACAAAGCCAGAAAAAGACAAATATTCTCACTTCGGGATCGTCACTTCCGAGAGTCTCAGAAATAGTGCGTACTCCTATTACCATCCAGTTTTGACCGTAAAAAATGTTGAAAGGAATTTCACGCAACCAGCGGGAGTTTTGATCGAGGCCACCAACAAGAATCACAGAGAGAAATTTATCCCGTGGGAACAGTGGGCTGAATTCATGGGTCTCTATCTTACAGAGGGGTCTACCAGCGATTATCGTGGGGTCCCGTGTTCAGTGAGAGTATCCCAACTGCGCGCACCGCATCCAGAAAAATACGATCAGATCAGGGCTATTCTTGAAAATATATTCGGTGACTGGGTAAAAATAGATAAGCACGATGGGTTTGGAATATACAATACGAAATTGTCGGCAATTCTCAAGAAATTTGGGACTACCTGGCAAAAGCGCATTCCTCGTGAGATTATTGAGAGTCAGCGCAGTGTCCTTGAAAAGTTTATGCACAGCTATATTCTCGGAGATGGCAGTAAGCCAACTGAGGCTGGAAGTATTCATATCACATGCGCGACAAAAGGCATGGCGGATGACTTGCAGGAGATATGCGTCCGCCTGGGATGGAGAAGTTCTGTGCGCCCGCACGATAAAAAATACTGGCGCATTTCGATTTCAAGAGGAAGTTTCTCTGTTTCTGTTCACAAGGATTCGTGGACCGAAAAACCATACAGCGGAAAAGTCTGGTGTCCAACCGTTTCGACAGGTCTTTTTATTGCGAGACGGGAAGGAAGGGTTTTCGTAACCGGGAACAGTGAGATGACCCTCTCGCCAACCAAGTTCGGGAAATCCCAACGCTGGATCGAGAGCTATGCCGGTTTCTCGGATGAGTCGAAACTGCTCTGGTCTCTTTACGAGATGGGCGTCAAGCAGGGACACCTGCTCTGGCCGGACAAACTTTACCCGGTCACGGGGGGCGAACCGACACCCCTGGAACTATATGTCAACGAGAACGCCCGGATGCTCTGCCTGTGGAATACCCAGCCGAGATGTGCATGGCAGACCAAAGCCTATTACGCCTCCGAACAGGCCATCCTTCCCCCTAACGAATTCCTGCGGATGCACCGCAACCAATGGGTTTCGAGCACCGAGACCTTCCTGCCAATGGCCTGGTTCGACGCCTGCCAGAGAAGCCAGGCGGAATGGCCCAGCTATGAACCCAAGCGTCACCCGCATATTATTGCGATGGATGCGGCGATCTCGGATGATACCTTCGGCCTGGTCATGGGCTGCCGCCACCCGGAGAAGAAGGATGAAGTGCTGGTCATCTATTCCCAGAAATGGCAGCCGAAACCGGGACAGAAGATCGACTTCATCGGCACCGAAGAAAACCCCGGCCCGGAACTGGTCTTGCGGCGACTGGTAAAGGAATACAACATCATCCAGGTCTGCTATGACCCGTACCAACTGCACTCCATGTCCATGCGCCTGAAGCAGGAAGGACTGGCCTGGTTCAAGGAATTCAACCAGGGCAATGACCGCTTGCTGGCGGACAGCCAGTTACGGGACCTGGTGCGGGATCGCCGGTTCTGGCACAAGGGTGAGCCGGATATGCGGGAACACTTCCAGAATGCGGATGCCAAAATAGATAGCGAAGACCACAAGATACGGATCGTCAAGCGGGTCGAACATCTCAAGGTGGACCTGGCCGTGTCCGCATCGATGTGTTCTTATGAACTGCTCAGATTGAACTTGTAAATGCTATAATGACACCAGGAGAGAACCCATGAAACATAAGCGCAGCACGCCTGCCGTAACGACCCGCACCTTACCGCCCCTTACCGAAAAGAAGGATGGCAGGAACGTGCTGACCTGCCCGTTCTGCGTCCCATCCCACCCCATCCGACATGATGCGGTAAGCCCGTGCGGGACGATCCTGCAAGTCCGGGCAGTCCAAACCGTCATCCGGGCCAAGTATGAGAAGGATATGGTCTGTGTCCGCTGTGGGCAGGGCGGCGGGGAAATGGTGCGCTACCAGAACGCTTTTATCCATGCCCACGATTGCGCCCCAGGCAAACTCGTTTTTACCGAACCGCCCAGGTTCTCTAGTCTGGCGAAATTCATTTTCAAGTGGCCGGGTCGCATGAAGAACCCCATCGAAGCCCTGATCGGCCAGGCCCAGCCGGTGAAGGAAGTGGACCTGAAAGGCCAGCAGACCGGCAAGACCCTGGGTTACATCTTCTGGAAGGAACAAACCGATGGCTAGACCTCCGCAACTTTCCCCCGAAAACCAGTTCCCTTCCGAAGCGTTGCGGGAATCGGTCCAGGTCCAACCCGAAGCCGCCTTGTCGCTTGGCGGTTCTTCGGTCTTATCCAATGCCCTGATCTTGCAACTGGCGACGGTGGCAGATTCCATCCCGGCCTGGGGGGTGAACGTCAAATACCGGGACATCGAACTCCGCCGCTTCTGGAACACCGAACCCTTCCTGGCCGGAGCGGTCCGCTCCAACGGCTACCGGAACGCCGGGTACGATTGGGAAATCCAGGGACCGAATGCGGTGGTCAAGGCGGCTACCGACATGCTCCTTTCGGCCATCGCCGGGGATATGATCGGATGGGTGCCTTTTATCCTGAAACAAACCCAGGATGGTTGTACCCAGGATAACGGATGGTTCATGGAATTGATCCGTGACCCAGGCATGGATGCGGCCAGCAAATTCAAAGGCCCAATGGCCCCCGTGGTCGGCATTGCCCATATGGATGCAGGGCAATGTACTCGCACGGGAGATGCCGAGTACCCGGTGGTGTACGAAGACCGGGAAGGCAAGAAACACAAGATGGCCTGGTATGAGGTCATCCCGTTTTCGGACTTCCCCTCCCCGAAAGAGAGCATGAACGGGACCGGCTACTGCGCCGTCTCGACCGCCCTCCGTCTGGCCCAGATCATGAAATCCATCGAAGTGTTCAAGGATGAAAAGATCAGCGGGCAGAACGTCAAGGACATCAACCTGGTTTCGGGAGTCTCCAGGATCGACATTGCGGATGCCGTAGCTCGCACCCAGGAACAGGCCAATAACAAGGGCTACACCCGCTTTATTGAGCATGTCGTCCTGGCTTCCCTTGACCCGGAAAAACCCGTCTCGGTGGCTACGGTCTCGCTGGCGGACTTCCCGGATGGCTTCGACTTTGCCACAGAAATGCAGTGGTACATTGCGGGGCTGGCCCTGTCCTTCGGGGCGGACTACCAGGACTTTGCCCCACTGCCGGGCGGCGGGATCGGCTCATCCGAACAGTCCATTATGCTCAACAAGAAGTCCTCGGGCAAGGGTCCACGGACCTACATGCGGAGCATCACCGAAGCCTTCAAGAACTATGGGGTCATCCCGGCCAATGCCGTGATGGTCTATAACGACAAGAACGAACAGGAAGAACTCGAAAAGCAGACCGTTCGCACTAAAGCCATGGAGGAAGCGGCCATTGCCGCCAACTCCCGCATCTTCCCCCGCCAGGCGATTGCCAACGACCTGGTACGGCGTGGGATATTCACCAAAGACATCCTGACCGACGTTCCCGAAGATTTCTGGCAGGAAACCGACCCGAACACCAGCAAGCAACCCGTGGGAGACCGGGGCGGGAACACCCTGCAAGAGGACGCCAAACGGGTAGACCGCAGCCAGGGCGAACAGAATGCCGGGGATAAGTTGAGGCGCTAGATGGCTGATAGCAAGGTTATTTTTGTCCCCACTTCGCCATCCGGGGCCAAGTTCAAGACCGACCTGGACGGTGACATTCACACGCCCTATGTCATTATCGACGGGGCGATTGTTGTTTCGGGGCAAGTCGATCAGGGGAATGCCGGGACCGACCCGTGGCCGGTGGATATTGGGGCCTCGGGGGCTGTATCAGTTTATAACCTGACCCTGACCCTGGCGGATACGGAATACAGCCAGGCATTGCCCGCCAACACCAGGGAAGTCCGGTTCAGGTGCAGGACTGTTTTCGACGTGCGCTATGCCTTCGTGACCGGGAAGGTGGCAACCCCCACTGCACCCTACCTGACCCTGCCTGCCGGGATGGAATACCACTCGGACGGGAATGACCTGGCGGGGTTTACGCTTTATTTTGCTTCTTCGCAGGCCGGGGTGGTGGTTGAAATAGAGGCCTGGGTCGCATGAAAGAAATCACCGGAATCCCGTTCGGCTTGCTGGATGCTCGCTACCAGGCCAAGCTCACCTTCCCCCTGGCGGCCAGCCTGGGGGGTACGGGGATTGCCAACGGCGCATCCGCCACGCTGACGCTGCCCGATGTCGCCCTGACACTGGCGGCGGCGGGGGCGATGACGATTACATTCCCGGAAACGCTGACTGTGGCGGGGCGGGATGTGGCGAATACGTTTACGGTGGCGCAGATGATAGATTCCACCGCAGACGCAATAGAGTTGCAACTACAGGCGCATAGCACAAAAACAACCGGTTTTTTAACATTTGAAAAATCGGACGGAACGGTGTGGGGCGGAGCGGACGAGCGAGGAATATTGTTTAGCCACGGAGGTGGAAACAGTCAGAGCCTCTATATTGGCAACGACGCCGGAAAATCGTCAGCGGTTGGGAGAAATACCGGTGGGGGATGGCGAGCGCTATCGTCACTAACGACTGGTTCGGGCAATAACGCCTGGGGGGAAAACGCTCTACGGCTATGTAGTTCCGGGGCAAACAATAATGGCGTCGGGGCTGGGGCACTTGAATTTTTAACCGTCGGGAGTAGCAACAACGCAATGGGGTCGTATGCCCTCTACTCGCTAGTTAGCGGGGGAAGCAATAGTGCACAAGGAACTGGTGCCCTTTACTCGCTGATTTCTGGGGATAGCAACGCAGCAATCGGAGTGAACGCCGGGCGGTATATTGCCAATGGATCTAGCCCGAATACGACTGGATATAATAGTATTTTTATTGGGCAAAACACAAAAGCTCTTGCAAACGGGGAATTTAATCAAATTGTCATTGGGTACGGAGCGACGGGTAACGGTACTAATACTGTGACTATTGGTCATACGGATATTGTAGGCAGTTATTTTAACGGCCAGCTATACGTTACACGACGCGCAACCGATACAGGGGCAATACTGGACGTTGCCCGTCTGGAAGCTATTATCTCCACCGCCAACACCGGCGGGGCGGCTGGCTTCGGCCCCGGCCTGGGCATGTTGGCAGAGACGGCGACGGATGGCACGAGCCAGGAAGTCGCTTTTATCTCTGCGCCCTGGGTTGATCCGGTCAATGCTACCCGGAAGGGGAAATTACAGTTCTGGGCTACCGATACTGCACGGCGGCTCGGTATCGAAATAGAAGCCGATGGAAGCGCCGCAAAAATCGGCGTGTTGGGGGCTACGCCCATCGTGAGACAGGCGCACATCGTTAACGCCGACGGAAGTTTGGCCGACGTGACCAGTAAGTTTAATTCGTTGCTGGTATATTTTGAGAATTTCGGCTTTATCGCCACATCGTAAAGGAGTTGATACCATGGCACTTACCATTATCCAAACACGGGTACTCGAACAAATCCAGGCACTCGCAAATACAGAAGTAACTAACAAGGCGACTCTGACCCGGCTGATCGGCATGTGGGCAAACGAGTTCCCAGTCGCGCCGACTACCGCCGAATTGCAGACGTACCCGGATTTCGCCCACATGACCCAGGAGGAGTTAGTCGCCGCAGCCGGGGCGCTCTCTGCAATCAATACAACCCTGGGCGAGTTCAACGTGCCAACGAGTAACGTAGTAAAATTACTCAAGATCGTGACACAAACCAAGTAGAAAGGCAAACCGTGAAGCTAACCCTCGATAAAATCATCAACGTCGCCGCCGCCCTAATTCAAATCAGCAGTGAGAAAATGCCCGTCAAGCTGGCTTATAACATCGGGCGAAATCTGCGCTTGGTGGAACCCGAGGTAAAGGCTTATGAAAAAGCCAGGATTGATCTTATCAAAACGAAATACGGCAAAAAACAAAAAGATGACGATCAGTACGAAGTCCCGCCTAAAGCCATAGAAGCGTTTATGGCCGAAATCGAGGAGTTGCAATCTGTCGAAATTGACCTGGATTTGCATACGGTAAACATTACAGAAATAAAATTCGATATTTCCCCGGCTACGCTAATGGGCTTGGAGTGTATCTTGATAGATAATCCGCCCGAGGAAGTGCAGAAGACCCAACGTAATTCATCCAAGAAGAAAGAAAAAAAGTAATGGCCTTCCGCATCCGCATGAGCGTCAAAGTCCCCAAGAGCCTTTACGATACCAACGCAACCCTGGCTGCCATGAAGCAGACGGCCCACTCGAAGACCATCCCGGACTTGCAAAAGATGTTCCGTGGCACGACCGAGGGCTGGTCTGAACCACCCAGCTTCCAGGGCAGGACGGTCATCTTCTCCCGCTCGATCCGGGTGGTGGTGGAACCCAAAGGGCCGGGGACGACCAACTATATCCGGGTCAGCCAGGGCACTCGCCCGCATACGATCACAGCCAGGAAACGTTACGGACTCCTGCGCTTCCAATCCGGCTACCGCTCCGCCACCCGCCCCGGCTCGCTTATCAGCCATCGACCCTCCCGCTTTGGGAGTTTCGTGACAGCCTTCGGGGTCGATCACCCCGGCATAAAAGCCAGGGATTTCGATAGGCTCATTGCCGAAGAATACCAGCCGACCTTCGAACGGGATATGCAGGAAGCTATTTCGAGAGGGGCAAAGTAGGAAAATGTCAAGTGTCAAATGTCATATCTTTCGTGCTATAATTTTCTCAAAGGTGTAGAGATGCCCTGGAAAACCAAAGGTGACTGTGTTTATAAAAAGAACCCGGATGGTAGTATGGGCCGCAGGGTCAAGTGTTATCCTGGACACCCCGAAAAAGCCCGCAAGCTCCAGCGGGCGCTCTATGCCAACGTACCCGAAGGAAGGCAGACCATGAGTAAAAAAAGCCGGCTGAAAGAACAGGACCGCCGCTCTCGCCGAATACTGAAAGACCAGGAAGAAAAAGAAATCCTGGCCGAGAGAGAAGAACTGGATGACGAAGAAGAAGCCTTGATCGAACGGGCCATCGCCGCAGCCGAAGCAGGTGATGAACCTGAGATCAAGGAAAAGGACTATTACGGGGAGTCTGCCTCCGCCCCGGTCTATTCTGTGACCGGCGCTCGTACCTGGGAAGAATTGGACGCCGCCAAGGAAGCCATCCACAAGAACGACATGATCCGGGATGCGACCTACTCGGTTCAAGACCTGGTGCGGAACATCCTTTGGGACTACACCATGTCCCCCGAACAAAAAGCCAATGCGATCAAAGCTGTGGGGGACGGCTTTGGGATGCGGGTGCAGGAGATCGTGGACAAGCCGTTGATGGATAAGGCCCTGGATGATGACCTGGACCTGCTCGAAGCCGAAGCCATGCTTGCCAGGGATTCCCGAAACGTATCGGGAGTCGCCAGGATCGCCGACAAGATCATCCGCAGGGAACGGGCCACGGCCAGGGAGTCTTTGGCGGAGGCGGTGACGAAGATCAGGGCCGGGGATGCGGAGACCCGCAAGGCCCTGCCGGAGTTGCGGGCCAACGCCTTGAAGCACGACATCGGCAAGCAAAAGAGCAACTCGATCATTATCGAAAAGGATGCCAGCGGACAGTGGCGGGCCGTATTATGGCCGACGAACCGCTGGATGGATTATGACGGGGAAATCCTGTCGGATGCGGCCCACAAGGAATACGTGGAGTGGGTCAATGCCAACATGGACTTGGCCCCGGCTTTCATCACCAAACACATCCCGCAGACTCGCCGGGAGCATCAAACAGACTTTGTGGCCTACGAAGAAGGCTTTGTCATCATGAGCGCCCCGCTGACCGACCAGGAAGCGGGCCGACTGCTCAAGGCCCAGACTTTGACCGACATCGGACTGAGCCACGGGTCTTTTGTGGTGGAACGGGACCCGCAGAACCCGAAGGTCATCACCAAGTACCGCATGTTTGAAGTTTCGGATTTGCCCCTTGAGAAGGCGGCCAATCCGTTCACCAGTATGGAACTTATCAGCAAGGAGGTTGGTATGGATACCAAGGCTTATCTGGCCGTCATTCTCGGAAGCTCCGAGAAGGCCGAAGAATATCTCAAGAAATCGGGTGTGCTCAAGGAGCAGCTTGATGAGGCGGGCGTCAAGAGCGCCGAAAAACAGAACGATTTGACCCCGCCCACAGTGCCCCCGACCCTGCCCGCCGCACCCGCTCCCATCGACATCCAGGCGCTTATCAAGGCCGTAGGCCAGGAGTTTGACATCCAAGGTCTCTCGGAGACCATCGCCAAACTGCAAGCCGAAGCCGAGAAAGTGCCGGTGTTGGAGGCCCTGGTCAAGGACATGAGTCAGGACATCGACGAAAAGCTGGCTGAGAAGATCGCCCCGCCTATCGCCAAGTCCTTCTCGTGGAGCAGCAAACGGGCCAGCCAGCGTGACGACACGGTGCTCGACCCTGAGAAAGACCAGAAAGACAAAAAACTTGCCGAAGCCACTCCCGAAGCGGGCTGGCTCTCGCAATACACCGGGACGGAACCCCTTCCGGTCCATAACTAGGAGGTGCAATCATGTTGCCCAATCTTCCCTCGACCGTCGATCCAGGACGGTTCTTACAGGCCCTTGCGGATGCCTATGTCCAGGCTTCCCCGCAGACCATCCAAAAGGCTACCGGCGCGCCGGTAGGCCCTTACGTCCACGGCCCCGGCGGGCTGTTTGGCGTGCGCGGCCTGAGCCAGGACATCATCTCGACCCACACCCAGATCACCGGCAGCCTGGGCGAGATGATCCCGATCCAATCCAGCATCGACACCGACCCGCTCTTCCCCTACATCACCGGCTTCCTGCGTTCTGACCAGCAGGAAAAAGATGCCGTCTGCGACCCGGCTGAAGAAGCAGCCCCGTTCAAAACTTGTATCCAGACGACCATCTTTGGCCGGAAGGAATTCAAGACCCGTGAACTGGAACTGAACCGCCTGGGACAGCGCATCAACCGCGGTGAGTTCCTTGACCTGCGACTGGTCAATTCGCCCTTGGTCAACCAGATGGGCGGGCTGATGCGGGCCTACCTGGGCCTTAGCGACCAGGCCGCAGGGCTGGCCGGGAACGATATTGTGATGCGGATGGTGGAGGTCGGCGTGGCTTTCCAGCGTTGGATCTGCCCGAATGTCTACACCGGAAACCCGGCCAATAGTTCCAATGGTGGCGGCTATAAGGAGTTCATGGGGCTGGACATCCTGATTGGTACTACCAAGGTTGATGCCATCACCGGACAGACTTGCCCGTCGCTCTATTCGGACATCAAGGATTTCGGCTACCGGGACGTGTCATCGACCGTAGACCCGACCATCGTCCGCACCATCACGACCATGTACCGCATCCTGACCCGCAAAGCCGTCCAGCAGAACATGGCTCCGCTCGACCTGCGGATCGTCATGCGGGAACCGCTCTTCTACGAACTGACCCGTGTCTGGCCCTGCCAGTACAACACGGACGGTTGTGGAACCGCCGACAGCACCACCCAGGAAGTGAACATGAACGATGCTGTCCGCTTCCGGGATGACATGCGGAACAATATGTACCTGCTGATCGACGGGCGCAAGGTTCCGGTTATCATCGACGACTGCATCATGGAAGAGACCACCGCCGACAACGATACCATCCCGCTGGGTGGGTACTCCTCGGACATTTACTTCGTGCCCTTCGCCGCCCGTGGCGGGACGATCCGCACCCTGTATTGGGAGTATTTCGACTACTCCACCAGTGTGCTGCCCAAGATGCCCAACCGCCTGCCGGACTTCTGGAGTGATGGCGGCGTGTTCCTGTGGACCTACGACACCCATCAGTGGTGCCTGGACTACACAGCCAAGATGGAACCCCGCTTGATCCTGCGTACCCCGCAGTTCGCCGGTCGGCTCCAGAACGTAGTCTACACGCCGCTCCAACACGGTGACGACGCTCTGCCGAGTCAGGCTTACTGGAAGGATGGCGGGGTTACGAGTGGCTACCCATTCCCCAGCCCTTACAGTGATTTCAACCTTTCTGGCCCTGGTGCAACTGCCTAGCCAGCTTATCCAAATAAAAAGAGCCTCCCAGCTGGGAGGCTCTTTACTTTATCCTATCTCTTCTAAATCCAATGCAATACATCTCTTGCGAAATGAAGTGCGCCATTCATGACGGTAAGGGCTGCACTAATCTTGAAAAACCACCTGAAATGCTTGTCTTCAAAAAGACTTTCGTCGAACAAGACCACCAGCATGGGTCCTACGCAAAACACTATGAAAAGTAACCATTGCCACCATACCATGATCTATCTCCTTGCCTAAGCAATTTATATTACAAGTATAATCATCCCATGCCATCGAAACAAGTGACGAATGTCATATCTTCTCCTGATTTTTGGTATATAATTGAGACTGTAAGGTATTACGCATGGGCCGTGCGTAAAATGTCGGATGCTTCCCCGATCCTTGCAGTCTCAATTATGTACCCAAACAGGAAGCGGTCAAAGGAGGCACAGTGAGCATCAAAGATTCAAATCTATTCGTAACCGGGGGAGCGGGCTGCCTGGGTCGGGCATTGGCTCGCAGGCGCAAGCAGGAAGGGTGGACAGGCAGGCTTACGGTTTATTCCACGGACACCTTCAAGCACGAGAGAATGCGGCGGGAATACCCGGATGTGCAGTTCGTCCAGGGTGACATCCGCAGCAGCGAATTGCTCTACAATGCGATGGTGGGGCACGATATGGTCTTACACATGGCCGCCGTGAAGGTCATCCCGGTATCCGAATACCACTCCATCGATACCTACGATGTCAACGTGAACGGGAGCCTGGCCGTCTGCGAAATGGCGCATCGGGCCGGTATCCAGCACGTCCTGGGCATCTCGACGGACAAATGTTGTTATCCGGTGAACGCTTACGGGGCCACCAAGATGCTGATGGAGAAGACCTTCCAGGAGTATGCCAGGGTCGGCTTCGAGACCCAATATCACCTGTTGCGCTATGGGAACGTCCTGGAAAGCACCGGCAGCGTGGTGGAGGCCTGGAAGCGGGCGGTCGAGAACGGGGAGCCGATCAAGATCACCGACCCCGCAATGACCCGTTTCTGGCTCTCTCCCAGCCAGGCCATTGACCACGTAATCAGTAGCCTGGAATTTGACAGCGGGTTGATTTATATTCCGATGATGCCCGCCTTATCCATCGGGAGATTGGCTGAGTTTTCAGTCGGGGAAACTACCGCAGCGGAACACATACCCATGCGCCCAGGCGAGAAGATGCACGAGTGCTTGCTGACGGAAGAAGAAACGCACTATGCTCAGGTTTACGGGAGCAGGTATTTCATCTTGAGTCCCACTACGGAGCAAAGAAACAATATCCCTGAACTTGGTGCGGTCCAATATACTTCTGATACGGCTCGGGAACTGACCAGGGAAGAACTAGTGGAGTTATTGCGTGATGAATTACCCTGAACTATCCATCCTGCTACTGACCTATGCCCGCACCGCCGAGGCGGAAAGGACGGTTGTCGGTTTGTGCGAACACCTGGATTATCCTAACCGAGGCTGGTATATCGCCGACGATGGTTCTGGTGAGGAGCATGTTGAAATATTGCTCGAGGAGTTGTCTGGACATGGAGAGAAGATCATCGGTTGGCACAGCCAGCGGTACTCCCCGCATACCGGGGTTGGTTGGAACAAGGGGCTGGGTATCTGCTTCCAGAACTCGGATTATGTGCTGGTGATGGAGGACGACTGGGAGCTTTCCGGCAATTATGATATGAACGCAGAAAACCACCCAGGACTGTTTGTGATTGCCCCGAATATCCAGTCCGGGAAATTCAACATTTCCCCGTACATCGAAATGCTCTCGCAGCGGGAAGACGTAGGCATGGTGCGGCTCGGCGGCCTGGCGGTTGGGAACAATGTGGAGATCGTCGGTCACAATGGACACCACTACCTGCGCTATCTGAAGGACAGGCAATACGCTTATTCCGGCAACCCGCACCTTCGTCACGCCCGTTTTATGCGGGCATACGGCTGGTATTCCGAAGGTAAACTGAACCCTGGAGAACTGGAACTGGAATATGATGCCAGGATCAGGAGCAAGGACGGCCCGGACATCTGGCGGCCCTCGGACATTCCCGGATGGGGTATCTTCCACCATATCGGCGAAATGAGATACCGATGACAACTTATGATGGTATATCCCAAGAGGCGTGGCTGGAGGAATTACACAAAACAGACTGGTGGACCCAGCGGCACTTCATGGCTTTTTGTGCTATGTACGGAATGCCGGAGAGTCTTTTAGATGTGGGCTGCGGGACTGGAAGCCTGGTCTCACTGGCCTCTATCCTGTCGATCAATTCTTTTGGAATCGACCAGTTGATCGACGAATCTTATCCGAGACAGAACTACAAGCACCACAACCTGACCGAATACATCAGAATTGGTGAGTTCGAAATCGTTTGGTGCATCGAAGTCGCCGAACATCTGCATGAAAGCGCCCACGCAACCCTGTGCGATACTCTGGCTGATAACTTGGCCCCACATGGCTTCCTGGTCTTTTCGGCGGCATTCCCGAACCAGGGCGGGATGGGACACGTCTCTGAACGCCCATCAAAATACTGGCAAGACCAGTTTTCCTTGCGGAATCTATCCCATAAGAAAGACATGGCTGTCAACCTATCCTTGCTATGGTCTAACATCGGCAGCCCGCTTTACTGGCTGCCTGCCAATGTTTTGATCTTCGAGAAGTAGAATGATTATCTCTCGCACACCCCTTCGGATTTCATTGGTCGGCGGAGGCACGGACATGCCGGAGTTCTTCCGCTATG